AAGGAAAAAGTAAAAAAGATGCTTATGAAAATTGGCTACACGATAAAATAGAACTTATAGAAGAAGACTACGACCACGATGAGTGGGATAACTTAACAATGGAGAAAATAAAATGACTGAATATAAAAACATAAATCTTTATGACGTATCTTTTTGCTTACAAGATGATGACGGAAATATGCTTGAAGATAAGAGTGGCAAACCAAAACTTTTTAGATACAAAGGCGACATATATAGTCCTTTTGATTATCTACAATCAATTACGGAAGATACTACATTGGAAATGTTAGAGGAAATAAAATGAGCATACCAGATGTAGATGTTCCTATTGGTTTTCTTTATGAAACAACATTGATGAAATACGCAGGGGGAAAGTTAACTAAAGACGGAATGATTATGACGCCAGAGGAGGCATTAGAACATTTTAAAGACTTAGCCGTAGAGGAGGGTTTTGCTGTAAGCACAATAGAAAACTCGGCAGAGGAACTTTTATATGATTTAAAGGATATAGAAGAACAAAAATATCAACAATACATAGAGGAGAAAGAATGAAAATAGGTAGAGAAGAAATATTTACATTAGCAGATAGTCTTTATTGGTCTATTATTGACCAACTAGACCTAAGAGAAAAGCTAGTAGTAAATGATGAGGACAATCTGGGTGGTACTAAAAACACAGAGGAGGGCAGTGACCTTTATTATTGTATAGAGGACACAGTTAAAAAACATTTTAAAATGGAGGTATAATGATACAAGAAACATATAAACCAGATATCTTGGTTAAATTTGGGGACGAGGACATAGATGACATTGGCAATTTTGATTATTGTTATTGTTGGGCTATGGAGGGACTACAAGAATGTGGAAATGAAGATGATATAAAAAAAGCAGAAAAAATAGAAGAACATTACGAAAAAATTGCACACAATCTTACTCACGACACTATGCGAGAGTTATTAGATATGACTAATATGCGTGGTTGTAATTGGGAAGTATTAAGTGAACATTACATAAAGGAGAAAATATGAAAGACATAAAAGACGTAGTAGCGTGGTTGGAAGAAGAATTGGCACACTTTGAGATGGCAGTTGAGCAATATAACTATGTATCTAAAGCCGATGAAATTAGATACAGAATGGCGCAGGAATTATTAGCTTGGACACTTGGCTATAAATTTGATAGCAAGTATTCAGCAAGACCCGTGAGCCGTGATCCTAGCGACATGGAGAATAATGTAATAGCCATTACCCACGATACAAAAGGCTTTGGGAGGCACTCATGAACTTAAGAAAACACGAACCGAATATCTGGTTATTCATTACAGTTATAGCTTGGATATTATTAATTGTGAGCATTGTTATATGGAGGTAAAAATGAAAGCGTGGATACCACCAACAGATTATTTAGACCCACCTAAGCCACCAAGACACTATAAATATGTGTGGTTAAGGTTTGATATTAAAACTAAAAAGTTTAAATATCCATTGGTAAGACATAAACAACTTAAAAATAAAAAAAGATTTCCTTTTATTTACATTAAACATTATGGTAAATGTGTAGGTATAGAGGGACTAACACTAGCTAAGGTAAAAATATGATAAGCAAACACTTAAGAGACATAAAGAAGTTATTAAAAGCATATCATAAAAAGTGGGATTGCTTTGGTAAGCCTATTAAAAAACCAACAAAAAGGAAACGTCATGGTAGAAGATAAAAAACAAGTAGATGTTTTAAGACAAGCGCACTTAGTTAAAATATATAATATTATGCTTAATATAATTAAGCAGATGTTAAAAGATGGCGTAGACCCAGAAATGTTAGCATCGACATTGGTTGCGCAAGGTTTAAGACTTTATAGAGGAGTATTAGAGGAAAAGGCTTTTGAGGAAACAATACAAGTTATTGTTAACAACTCTAAAAACATGGGTATAAAACCTTTATTTGAGGAAGAACCTCCAAAAGAAAAGAAAGTAGATGCGATAAATTAATGGAAGGAATAGATCAAATCATGCAAGGAATATTAATATTTATAATGTTAGCAATATTATTTTAATAATGGGCGGAATAGATTATATGATAGCAATAATAAACGACATAGGACTTACTAGCTTAGGTTTAATAATAGCCTTAACAATACTATACTTCGCAGTATTTTTTAAAAAATAATGTTTGACAACTTAATAAAAATAATTACATTAATAAGCACTAGCTTTTTTCATTATTTAGCTAGGCATCGTTTAGGTACGATTAAAAACATACCTTGCCTTTGTTAGACAATGGAGGGGTTAGTTTTAGTCATCTAATCCCCTCTTAAATTAAAATGAAACCAAATAAAAAACATTTCGAATTTACAAAAATAGATTTACTAATACTAATATTGATATTAATTTTTTTATTTTATAAATAATGAAAAAGATAATTGTATTGGTTATTGTGCTTACTGCTAATGTTTATGGTCAAACAACAACAGGAACAATGAATGTGTCTGTTCAAGTAAAAGAAAATAATACAGTTAATATTCAAAGAACAAATGATATAGTTATTGGAAATTTATCTACGCAACAAGTAAAAATTATAGAAAAAACAGACCCTAATTGTTGCTATTGCACACAAAAATATAAAGATGGCACTTACATTGATGAGTTTAAAAATTCTTACTTAATAGATAAAAGCACGAATAGACCTGCTATAAACAACTCAAACAAGGACACAAATCGTGTTATTTTTTGTCCTCAAATAACTATTAAAAAATAAAATGGATATAATTTTTACGATTGAATTTTGGGTATTTATAGGTTGGGCTATATTTTTAATATGGCTTACGTGGCTTGGCAATCGAAATTAACCAAGCCACGTAGCTTCATCCTCATTATAAGGAAACATTATTTAACGTTTATTTTAACGCCTTCAATTTCTTTAGGCTCATTATAACCAAGTTTAATTTTTAATAGTCCGTCTTTCATTTCAGCTTCATCAATTATTACATCTTTAGCTAATTCAAACTGTTTGAAAAACTTTCTAAAAGCTAAACCTTTTTGAACATAATCTATGTTCTTATCTTCTACTTTACCCTCAATAGTTAAGATACCATCTTTAACTTCTACAAGTACATTTTCTTTATTGTATCCAGCTAAACCGATTTCTAAACCATATTTACCTTTTGAGTATTTTACTACATTGTAAAATGGGAATGATTGAACTTTTGACCAACTGTCAAAAATTGTTTCAAAGGCATCATCAAAAAACTTTGTTGATCCATTGAATAATTGTTTTTGTATTTTGTTTACGTTAAGTAAACCATTATTGTCTAATAAAGTATTAAACATAATTATCTCCTTTTTAAGCAAGTTAATTGATCTACCCCTATGGTACAACCTATGACAGTATATAGGTAAACCTGCCCCCTTTTCAAGAGGCAGGAAACTTTAAACAATGAAAGGAAAAAATAGAGTTTAAGAACTCTATAATTTAATTATCGTTGTAAATGTGGTATATGTCAATAAGGGCTTTATAACAGAAAGAATAGGGGCAGATTAACTGCCCCTAAATAACTTTATCTAGTCTTCGTCATCTTCAGCGTCAAATTCAGAATCTACATCAGATTCTAATTGTTCAACTTTTTCTCTGATATTCTCAATGTCTTCATTGATTCTATCTAAGATATCTTGGATTGTTTCTTTTTTCTTTGCCATAGATTGCTCCTTTCGGCGAATATAATCTCAAATAAAATTTATGGGATCAACAGGACACTGTAATAGTACTTACTAAAGCTGTTGTACTATTCAATACAATAGACCGCCATTTATCTGCTAACTTTTTGTATTCTTTTCTTTTATCTTTATCTTTTTCTTTTTTATAAGTTTCATAGTGCCTTGCATAGCGTATCCAATTAACTTGTTTTTCTGTAAATTTAATATCTCCTCTTTCAACTGCTTTTAAATATTTTTCTTTAATTAAATCCGGTTCAAAACCAGACCAATAACATACGTGTTGGAAATCATTTTGATTATTTATAATCCACTCATGCGCTTCCATTTTATATATACTTGTTTTACGATCAGATAATCCCTGCATGGTGTCTTCTATAGCATTACACAAAACCCCTCTCCACAATCTTTGTTCTGAAGCTATTTCTTTGCTCTCTAAAATAGTTTGAGCGAATTCAATGCCCATAAGTCTTAACAAGTCTACGGAGTAGGTCATCGTAATATAGTGTCATTTCTGGACTATGTCTGCTTTTAGCAAAATAATCGTAGTTATCATGTATTGCTAATAACAAGTCTGTTATCTCTTGTCCACTCCATGAGGAAAAGTCACCATTTACTATGTTTTGAAGCCTATCGGTATCAAATAAATTTCTACGTCCTTTAATTTTTGTACGCTTCATACGTACATTGTAAGACTTATTTCTTCTTTTTGCCACCATCATACACTTTAAATACTATTGGTTTTCCATCATTTTTAGGAATATTTTTTTTATTAAAATCATTTTTACCTTTGCTATACCAATACATTTTACACAAAGGAATAAATCTTTCATCAAAAGCAGGATCAAAACCATATGTTTTACCCATGTAAAGATTAAACATAATATGACAAACAAGGTCATATTGAAATTTTGTAAGTTTTTTAGATAAAAAGCTTAAAGAAGCTAAGAATTCTTGATGAACTGGGTCGTATTCGTTATCCATGTTAAATTAATAACATAAATAACGAAATAAACAACCTTAATGTTTTGCGTTAAGTAAGTTTTTTATAAAAATTTCGTACTTTATTTTTTCTTTTGATGCTTGATATTTACAGTAATCATGTACTAATTTAGATATCATACTTGCCGGCGCTCTAAATTTTTTACCACAAAGACTTTTTAATATTTTATAATCGTCAATTCTTATAGCAACACTTTTCCATTTACTTATATCCATATTAATCTCCTTTAGAGTTTAAATTTTTCCAACTTTTTAATCTTTCATCAAGAGTTGTCTCATTTTTTAACTTCCAAAATATATATAACCTTTTGATTAATGGAGGGTAACTTCTACCATCGGGATGGTTTTCCATGTACTTTTTTTTAAAAGCATATTCTTTAAAGTTATATACATATCTTTTTATCATTGTTATTATCATAATACTTGTTTTTAAATAGTTTTGTTGATAGTGTCAAGGAATATTGACAATGCCTCCCAAGTTATATAAGATAATCTCATGAAGTCGTATCGCTTTACCGCTAGATATGCTGGTCAACGTATAGTACTTGACGTAAAGGCAGTAGATGATGATGAGGCGAAAAACAACTTCATAAAACAACTTAGAGAAGGCGGAGGAAGTTGGAATAAAGAAGTTACTTATTCTCCATCCAAAGTCTTCCTAACATATGAGGAACTGAATGTTTCATAATGAACAGTCTCTTATTGCTAAAAAAATGATTCTTGAATCAAAATGGAATCAAATGTTTTTAGAACAAGGATCAGAGACAATAGATATGATGCAGATTGAATTCGAACTGAAAGAAATTAAAAGACAGTTACGAGAACAAGCTGTATTCAGAGTAAGAGAAGAATTAGAAGAAGATTTAGATATAGCTTCTTAGTTCTTAATTATCTTGCCGTTCTAACTCCTTGAGTAAGGAGATAAAGACACCTGTCTGTAAACTTTTTCATCTTATCTTCAAATAAAAATTCAAAATCAGATACAGGAGTTTTGTTTTTATGTTTTTCCCAAACTACTTTATTTAAATTAGCAAGAAAAAATAGTTCATCTTTATTTTTTGCAACATAGCACAATGAAGCACTTGCGTGTTTTTTAATAAAAGCATAACGATGGTTGCCACTATGTAATTCATATTTATCATTTTCTTTAGTAAGAACCAACGGACACAACAATCCGTTTTCTTTTATATCTTCTCTAATCTTTATTTTAAAATCATTATGAGGAACGTGCGTACTAAATATATCTTCAAATTTAATAAGTTCTAATCTAGTAGGGAATATCTGATAAAGCGGATGTATAACTGTCAAAGGCCCGTGAGCCGTGATGCCTGATAACTTAGTCTCGGTCATTTTTCTTTTTTTCTTTTTTATTTACACCAGACCAATCAATCTGGTCATAATTATCTTTATAGGTTTTATCTGCAACTCTGCTTCTGCCGTCCCAACCTTTACCATATTCGCTTCTTCTTCTAAATTTATTTTTCATTTAATTTGAAACCAGTTATATATAGCAAAAAAACTAAGAAATATAAATATTAATTGCTGTGTTAATCTTGGTTTATCTTTTTCAATATAAGAAACATAAGTCCACATAAGTACTGATATCATTAAAAATACCCAAGCAATCCATTGTAAACTAATAATAGCAGTTGCTTGTATCACAGAGCAAGCAACACTAATACTTGCTGCTACCCACTTATAAGCATTCCAGTTCATAGTCCTCTTTCTTCATGCGCCTTTATTATGGCTACACATAATTCTTTTGTAACTGCATTTTTCATATTATTTACTTTGTTAGATACAAATATAATATTTTCTTTTGTGTATCCTATTTCTGGATTTAGTCTATCTACACTAATGCTATTACTTTTATTTGTTTGTTCTTTGGTTGTTGTTTTATGTACTATTATATCTCCAGTTAACGCACATCTATATCCATATTTTAATTTATGTTTTTCCCATAAATCAAAAAACTCTTCTTTAGTTATATAACAACGATGTTTATCTTTTTCCTTTTCTGATAAATCTCTAAATCTTTTATGGTTCGTTCTAGAATTTATACGAATAAAAAGACGAAGTAAAAAACCTCTTTCTGTATTACTATATTTACTTGTAGCAACTGACTCACATTTCTTACATTGTATACTTAATCCTTCTTTTCTATCTTTTCTTTTATAAAAAAGATTTAATGTAAAATAACCTTTGCAGGTCGTACACTGTTTCACTCTACTTCTCCCCAACTATTACCTATTGCTACGTCCACAAGACTTGGAACTTTAAACTCTATACAGCTTTCCATAGTCTTTTTAATTACCTTAACATCCTTAACTTCATCTTTAATGTTAAAACATAATTCATCATGAATCTGTAATAGTGGAGTATGTCCTGCTTCATGACAATCAATAACCGCTTGTTTAGTCTGATCAGCCGCTGAACCCTGTATCAATCTATTTAAAGCCTTATATGTTCCAGCTCGTTTAATATTCTCTTGTCCACCGAACTTAGCAATAGCTGTTTCAAAGTTTTCAGAGTTTACCATTACCCAATCTTTAGGTTCCCATCTATCAAATCTACACTTACGACCTTTTTTAGTTCTAATAGCTCCTTCTTTAGATGCCTTATCCATACAAAGATTAATAAGTTTTTTAACGAATGGAACTTTCTTATTGTATTTAACAATTATCTCTTTAGCTTCTTGTTCAGACAATCCTAAAGATGTTGCAAGTTTGGTATTACCCATTCCATACATTAAACCTAATCCAATTGTTTTAGCTTGTGAACGATCTATACCTATCATATCAGCAACTGTTTGGTGAAAGTCTGCTGAAGCATTTTCATATGCTTTAATAAGTTCTTGTGATCCTTCATAACCAACTGAAGCTGCATAGTGCACAACCATTCTTGGCTCTTGTTGTGAGTAATCAAATGCTCCCCACTTACAACCTTCATCAGGTAAGAATAAAGATCTAATCTTAGGGCCAAAATCTTTATTACGTGCAGGAATTTGTTGTAGATTTGGATTAGACATAGAGATACGTCCAGATACAGTTCCACCATTATCAGATCTTAATTGATTTATTTCAGCATGAACTCTACCTTTAATTTGATATCTCATAATACTTTGTAAGAAAGTGCCATGAAATTTATTTATCTCTCTTGCTTGAACAATAAGTTTAGCTATTTCATGAGGACAATTAGTTAACCAGTTTTGTGTAAATGATGGTTCTCCTGTCTTTGCAGTCCTAGGGTAAATTATCTTTAATTTATCAAAGGCTTCTCCTATTTGTCTTGCCGCCCAAATATCTATATCTTTACCTGTTATTTGTTTTATTTTAATTAAAGTTTCTTTTTCTTGATTTTCAAACTCCTTAATCATTCTTTGAGCTTTATCTGTATCTACTCTAATTCCTTTTTGTCTCATCTTAATTAAAATAGGAAGTAATTTAGATTCCATTTCCCAAATCGTAGTTAGATTTTGTTTAATGATTTCATTTCTTAAAAATCCCCATAGTTTAAGCGTGAGCCGTGCATCTTGTTCAGCGTAAAATCCAACATGTTCTGCTGGTAGCTTCCACATCTCAGCTTTAGGATCAATGCCATGGTCTTTAGCTGCTTCTTTTAAATCAGTTTCAGCTTTAATCTCGCCTAGATAATCTTTAGCCAATGAGTTTAGATTATATGCCCATCTATTTTCATCAACAATTGCTGCTGCAACCATTGTATCCACAATCTCTCCATTAACTTGAATACCCATAGATTGTAACCAACCTAAATCGTATTGAGCATTATGGAATATTTTTCTACAAGGCAATGCACATATTTCTTTCATGTAGCTTATAACTTGTGCAGGTATCATATTACCACCACCAAAATGTTTAAATGGATAATAACCTTGCCAACCTTCAACAGCGACAGCAAAACCTATTACATAGCCTTTACCAATAGCCCAACCAGCACCCAGACCTTCACTTATACCATCGTCTCTAGTTTCTAAGTCAATTGCTATTTCAGTAGCGTTAGATAAATCCTTATACTCAGAAGGACACAACCAAATACTTTTCTTAAATGTTAATGAATATTGTAAACTGGTCATTTATATTACCCAAAATAGAAAAGTTAAAACACACATACAAGTTATAAAACCCATATCATAAACTAAAGGCTCATTATTATTTTTCACTGTAATCCCTTTCTATTATCATTTCTATGTAATGAATTGCCTTAAGAAGATCTTCTTTTTTATTCTTAAGTTTGTGTCTGCATATATACTTGATTGCATTACCTTCTGCAAACAATAAATTATTGTCATTAATAAATTGAGA